AACATCCACAGGAGCTCCGGTGTCTTGAAAGAAAGATGGTACTCCAGAACCCGCATAATCGACACTCATATCGGTAAGAACACATGTCGAGATCTTAAATAGATATTTGTCTGCGGGACTAAAAAGTCCTATCAAAAAGTTATCTGGATAGAAATAATATCTGGTAGCAAGATTGCTGGACGGATCCACAATATCTGGATGCATCGCATACTTGAAATTGAAAATGATGTCTTGGATTGCTTTTGACTCGTCGGCATTCTTAGCCATCATCTGAAAGTCAAACTGGAATGTTCTAAACTTCACACCTTTGAACAGAGTTGCCATATGTGGATTGACAATCTTTCTTTGGTATTGCTCGACTCTGGAATCAGAATTTTTAATGACACTATTTGCTAACTTTCCGAGGTTTCTTCCCGCGGTGCTTGCAAGATCTTGACCAAATGCTCCTATACCATTTGAAATAGATCTCTGTGCAAAATCTATCAATTGGTCTGCTTCCAACTCTTGTTGCTCATAGTTCATGCCATATGTTGCCTTCAGAGTTGGTGGCATGTAAAGAGCTATCGTTCCTTTGGACTTTGCATCGAACGCAACACCATCCCTGATATCAAAAATGATATATGGCTCGGAACCTGCGGTGCCCAAATCTGATGGATATCTATACGAAGGTGCGGCAAAAGGGTTGTTTATTAATCTGGCTGGGTTGCCCATGTCTATAAATAATTTGTGGTAATGAGTTCTAATTTTATCAGAGATATTTATAGCATGGGACTAAGCCCAATCCACAGAAAAACATACAAAGGGCGTTATGTTCCTGGACCGAAATACAAAGGCAACAGGACGAATGTCATCTATAGAAGTTCCTGGGAACGTGCTGTGATGAAATGGCTGGATTCAAATTCTTCTGTTGTTTCATGGAGTTCTGAAGAAACCATGGTTCCTTATCTATGTGGAACTGACGGTCGAATGCACCGCTATTTTGTGGATTTTAGTATCAAGTTTTCAAATGAAAAAACTTATCTGATAGAAGTGAAACCAAAGAAAGAAACATTACCACCGAAAGTTCGGAAGGGTAAAAGACAAAAGACACTCATTGCAGAAACCACAAGTTTTATCAAAAATATGTCAAAGTGGAAAGCTGCTAAAGAATATGCAGAGAAGCGAGGTTGCACCTTTCAAGTTTGGACGGAAGACACTCTAAAAAACCTGGGAATCAAAATATTTAACTAACATGCCAGAAATTTTCAATAGAGTTCTTACACAAGCACAAAGAGCAGGAATATCGAAACAAAAATCGATAGAATCTCTTTCATGGTTCCGAAAAAAGATTGCTGGTGACTATAAGACTGTAGCCGGATCTGAGATTGTCAATTCGAAAACCGCGAAATATGCAGATGTGGTTGAGATTGGTAAGATGTATTGTTTTTTCTATGAAGCCAAAACAGCAGATACACTACCATATTGGGACAAGTTTCCTCTCATTTTTCCTATAGGACCAGCCCCAAAAGGTTTCTATGGATTGAATATGCATTATCTACCACCTTTGTTAAGAGCAAAACTGATGGATGTTCTTTATGGTTATCGAAACAATAGCCATTTTGATGCATCCACAAAACTGGTTTTGAGTTATAAAACACTGGCGGCAGCATCAAAAGCCAAAGCATTTCAACCATGTTTGAAGCGGTATCTAAATAATCAAGTGGCATCAAAATTTGTGGAAATAGAATCCACAGAATGGCCAGTGGCTCTGTTTTTACCGATGGAACAATTCCAAAAAGCCTCCGCAGAACACGTCTGGAACGAATCGAGAAGGAAAGTTTAAAACTATGACATTTGCAGTTAGCGATCTTCGAGCAGCCCTTGCGTCGGGTGTGGCGAGACCGAACAAATATCAAGTAACCTTCCATGCACCATTTGGTTCTGTTTGGGACAGAGAATTGAGTGTTCTTTGTGCTGATGCTGAATTACCGGGAAGACACATAAACACCACTGCTCAAATGATCTATGGTGTTCAGAGAAAAATGCCCTACGGTGTTCTCTATGACGATCTGACTCTTTCATTTATCTGTTCCAATTGGATGGTCGAGCGTAAATACTTCGATGCGTGGCAGTCTTTCATCACCAATCCAACCAACAACTATTTCAACTATTATGACAAATACAAGTCAGACATTCTCATTGTCCATTTGGACGATGTTGGTACCGGCCACTACGGTGTGCTTGTAGAAGAAGCTTATCCACTTACGATTCAATCACAACCGCTTTCTTATGCAGACAACAACAATAATCTTAGGTTGACTGTTACGTTTGCATATCGAAGATGGAGAAATGCATCAGACATTGCTCAATCCAAGTTTGTCACAAATGGTATACCAGAAACTGTTCGTGGTGGAAACGGTCCAGGACCACAACTTCCAGAAGCTCCACAAAATCCAGAAAATATGGGTGGTTTGGGATCTCCAGAACAGCCGGTATTCTCACCAGGTAACATTCCAACCGGTTTAAAAGATAAGGTAGAAAATTCTCTAACCGGTGTGGGGGATTTCCTCGGTGATATTGGATCTGTCCTAGGAATAAGAAACTAAAAAGTTTTAACAACAACAATAAAAAATAATGTGCTTGCTATGAGTTTACCAATAAACATTGCCATTCCACAATTTGAAGTGAAGCTTCATTCTATAGAAAAACCTTTGCGGTGCCGCCCAATTCTTGTTAAAGAAAACAAGATTCTTTTGATGGCAAAACAAAGTAAGAATGAAAAATCTGTTGTAGATACCATGAAACTTGTTCTGAAAGCTTGTATTTTGGAACCGAAAGATCTAGACGTTGATAGTCTACCAACTTTTGATTTCATCCTTCTCTATCTGAGACTTAGAGCCAAATCAAAAGACGAAAAGGTCACTCTGCGATTCTCCACTCCAAATAAAGATAAATGTGAGGTTTGTAAAGGTGGTGTCGAAGTAGATGTTAATTTGGCTGATGTTCAGTTACAAATAGACCCTTCACATTCAAATAAAATTCAACTGACAGATGACATTTGGGTCCTTCTGGATTATCCACGAGTCGAAAAACTAGAAGAGATTAATGATACTTTGGTTAGTGGAGACTCAACTGCCGTGGTAGAACTGGTAGCATCTTGTGTTAAGAGTTTCTACACACAAGAAGAATCCATCAATATCAATAATGATAACAGACCAGAAGCTTTGGAATTGCTGGAAAACCTAACAGAAGCGCAATTTGATAAGGTCTTGAAGTTTTTTGAAACGATGCCACAATTAAGCCATACCGTTGAGATTGTGTGTCCTGCTTGTGGTTACCACGAATCATATAAATTGGAGACATTAGAAAGTTTTTTTACCTAACGCTGAATCAGGAGTCCATTGCGGATTACTATAGAACCAACTTTCAACTGGTTCAGCACCACAAATATTCCTTAACGGAATTAGAAGAAATGATTATCTTTGAACGAGATTTTTACATAGATCTCTTGCTTGAGTATATCGAAGAAGAAAACCGGACTCGGCGAGAAGAGTCATTAAAGAGATAGAAAAGATGGGATCCCTGTTAGACATCGAGAACCAACTAGAACAAACAGAAAACGATCTTGCTAGTTTAAAAAAGAAGCTGGCGGCTAAAATGAGCCGGTCTGATGCCCTTTATATGGAAGCATTAGACAAGTTCACAAAAGAGAAAGAAACTGTTATTGGTCTTTCTGGTGATCTAACATCCAACACAGCTTCAGAAATAGAAAAACAGCTTCAGGGAATTCTAGAGTCTTCCAAGAAGTCTGGATCTATCAAAGAGATTCAACTTGAAGTTGCCAGACTCAAGAACCTAAAGCAATCATTTCAGAATGTAAAGAAATCCATAAACTCAAAAGAATATGAATATCTCGAAAAGCAATTCGATTTGATTTCTGGAACCATTGGATCAGATCCCAGAACAAAGTTTGGAGACAGAGCAAAAAGAGGTATAGCCAAAACTCTGCCAACTCTAGGTGGTCTCGCTTTGGCTTTGACTGGTAACCATCCTCTAGCGATTCTAGCTGGAGCTATGGTTGGACAAGGACTAGAGAATAGACGGTCTAGAAAAGAATCAAATGCAAGATATACTCTTTCTGCGTCCGATTCAATTCGTGAAAAACTGGAAGCAGATCGTTCGGCTCTTCTCCAAAGATATCAATCAGAGCTTTCTTCTGAATCTGCTCCAGATGACGACTCTTACAGAGAACCCAGAAGCTCTAGAAAATCACGACAAATCACAGAAGACGAGTCCGAAGAAATCACTAAAGGTGATCTGTCGGAGATTGTAAAGTATATCAAAGCCAATTCAGAGCTTCTTTCGGAGTTCCAAAAGCCTTTGAGAGAAACAGAATTCCATACGAAAAATATGGAAAAAATTCTTAGGGAAAGTGAGGATCGAGAAAGAAGAAGTCGATTTGACGACGCCGAAAATGCCACAGAATCTGGTAGATTAAAATCTACACAACTTCCAAATAATCCGACGACTCAACCAATAATGGAAAAAGGAGAATCTTCTGGATTCCTCGGAACTCTTGGTGCCATCATCGGCGGCCGGGCGCTTTTAAAAGCACTAAATCTTTTTAAAACCACGTTGTTTGGTGGAATTTCTAGCTTAAAAAGTTTTGGGGCTCTACTGGCTGCTACAGGAGCAACAATGGTCGGTCTGACAAAAAAGCTTGTTCCTTTGGCTGCTACCGTTGCTGTTATTGGCTCGCAAGTGTATAATATTGCTGAAAATTTGATGAGCAACACATCAAACGCAAAGAAATTTCAATCATCAAAAATTTCAACTGGAATAAGTGGAGTTCTCCATGGAATAGGCACTCCAATTTCATATCCAATAAGAAAACTGTTTGGTGAAAACTACTTCCCCACCCAAGAAGATACCGCCCAAAGATTGGATAGTTTCGGTCAAAAAGACTTTTTATCTTCATATTATAATGGCGGACCGATGAGTATACTAACATCTCTGATGGGAAAAGGATACAAAGGATTGAGAGGAAATTCTCCACAAGATAAAAAATTTGAATTGGCAAACTTACAATCTCAAGTTGCAGATCAAAATGGAAAAGCCACGATCGATCAACAAAAAAGAATTTTAGATCTTCAAGAGCAAGTCTTAAAAGAAGAAAAAGATTTACTTCAAGGTGACTCTAATACTTCCAGTGCAGAAAAATTGTCGATGTTTGGTTATGGTACACCAGTTGCTTCAACATCAACACAAGTTCCACAAAAATCAAAATCTGGAATTGCGGCTGGTATCGCATCTTCTGCGCTTTCGGCAATGAAATCGGTTTTTAGCGCAACACCAGCACAAGCAAGCATGGTTAGTTCTAATGGTAAATCTAACTTGAACTACACTTCTGGTGGTTCTGCTCCAGACGGTGCATATAAAGAACTTATCGACAAATATGCATCCCAATTTGGAGTGGATCCAAAACTAGCATATGCTCTAATGATGCAAGAGTCTGGTGGTGATGCAAGAGCCATCGGAGATGGTGGTCAAGCAGTTGGCTTATTTCAACTACATCCCGGTGCTGCGGCAGATGCGGGAATATCACCAGAAGACAGAAAGAATCCAGAAAAGAATATCATGGCTGGAATCAAGTATCTTTCAATGAAAATCCAAGAAATGGGTGGAGATACATATGCTGGATTGGCAGCATATAACGAAGGTGCTGGTAAAATAAAAGAAGGGATGACACGAAAAGGAGCAAGATATGCTCAGGATGTCACAAACCGATATTCAAAACTTGCAGAAGCTTCTAAAGCAAGCCCGGTCGAACCGACATTACAGCCAAAAACTATAAAACTGGCAGAGCTACAAAAAGAAAATTCGAATCTTAACTCTTCTGGTGGTAATGGCCAAACTGTCAACAATTTTAGTCCAGTCAACCAAACGAATGTTTCTGGTGGAAATTCTAGCAGTATGGGATGGGCAATGAGCTGTAGAAATCCAGACAACACCCTAAACCGGCTGTCAGAAACGAGTCATGTCTTTTCGCATCTGACAGCCTGGGGTTAAAGATTAAAATGGAGTATCGTCGTCACCACCCAAGGTGTTGAAGAAATCCATATCCGAATCACTGTCAGCGTCGTCGGTCGAAAGAATTTCATCTTCTTCGATTTCCTCCACAACAGGTTCTGGCTTGGAGCGCGGCGAAGGTGCTCTTGAAGCCCTTTGTTTAGGAGACGGAGAAACTTCATCTTCCATCGTCTTCGATGATTCTCGATTACTACCACGGACTTCCCATGGCATCTTTCCGGTGCTTGTATCAAAACCAAACACATCATCCAACTTAGCTTTCAGTTCTTCATAAGTCTTAAACTCAGACGGAGCCACAAATGGCTTCAGAGGATAAAGCTTTGTGAAGACTTCCGAAATCTTCTTTTCAGATCCACCCAACAGAGGTGTTTGAGTGGCAAATCTAGATTCATCGTAGTTAGGATATGTTGTTCCAGACTTTTCTTTGATGGTCTTGATCTTAAGAATAAAATCAGCACCCTCTTCTGGATCAAATGGGTCAAACCTTGGATCCTTAGGATAAGGTGGCTTCAATGCAGAGACCATCTTATCATAGATCTTTTGTCCGAACTTGAACAAACGAACCGTTCCATTATTTTCCGGATGAAGAGGATCATCAATAATCAAGACGTTAGCCACATAGTGGAGAAGTCTCTTATATTTTCTAGATTCGTCTTGTTGTCCGGCTCTCCACAAAACTCCCGCATAGTCGGTAGCAGGATCTTTCTTCCCAATAGTCGTCAAGCAATTTTCAACAAACCACTTGCCTGTATATTCGTTCTTGAAAAAATGTGTGTAGAGTTTTTGAATTGGAAGAACAGCGTCATCCATATCGGTTGCAGGAAGAAACCGAATTTCAGCATATCCATTTCCAGTTTTGTCGCGTTCGCACTGCCAAAACCGTGGATCTTCATAACTTTTCTTTGTCGGTCCAGCCAAATCATCAACTGCCTTTTGGAGCTTTTCCAAACGATCTGAATCTGAACCACGTCGCTTCTTATATTCTTTATAATCCATATTTCGTATTCTCTTGTTTCTTGTTTTCTAATTCACTAATACTGCATAACGATGATAGTATATTTATGCTCGATTTTTTCGTCGGGATTCCTTGGTCATCTTCAATTTTTTCTTCCGATGCAACCATTCTTTTGGAGAAAGGTTGTTGGTTCCGGTTCTCTTTCTAGCACGAAACATATTCCTAATAGTTGGATTTGTTGCCATAATACTCAACATCTTTTCAGCAACATACCGATCCATCAATTCTTGAGTTACCACTCTATCGGCTGGAGGTGTTTCACTCTCAACCACAGAAAGTCCAGTGGTGACTGTTTCCAGTTCTTCGGTTTGTGGAATAGTTTCTGTTTCTTCTTCATTAACCATTTTTATTGTGTTGCTCCTTAACATCATCCCAAATATCCAATTTATTTGTCGATTCTATCACAATGTCTTGAAACTTGCAAATTTTTTCTTTTGTTAGTTCCAGGAATGGAGCATATTTTTTAATCAGGAGATAGTTTTTTGGCCAAAAGAACGGATCTCTAAGTTTCATTTCTGGATCCATTCTATCGAAAATCCCAAAACATATATTCAAAATGACCAGAGTTTCCAGACAAATTCGCCCCTCAAACAAGAGATTAAAGATCTTGGGGTTACCACTACGGACTGAAAATAGTTCTTCCATGGGGTTTTCATACGAGCCAATCATCTTTATGTCTTGTTTGAACCTGTATGTCAATGAATCCTGTTTAGATTTCCATTTCAAGTAAATTTCTTGAGCATCATCATATTTCAAATCACCAATCCACGTTTCTTTGTTTTCTAGGAAATTGGAAAGGAGAAGATTCCTTACTTCTTCATCAGACCTATGTTTGGAAATGGCTTCGAAAAAATGTCGGTCTGGTCGTTTGTCATAAGCCGATTTTTTTACTCTTGCTTTTCCATGATACTTAAGGAAATCAAATTTTTCTTCTCTAAAGTGATTTTTCATGGAAATATAAAGGCTATAGCACTCAAATCCCGTCATCATCGAATGGCTCCCATCTTATAAACCACAAAACTTCTTTGTTTCTTTCTGCTAGGGAAGCTTTCATATGCTTGGTTCCTTTGGACATGTTATCCCAAAAACCGACAGCAACATCACATTGCTCTGCCATGACGAGGTTTCTTTGAAGTGGTGCATAATTTGCTGGGTATGATTTGTAATCTGGACG